AGAACTACAAAGAGGTTCGAACAACTAGATGCCTATTATTGCGACGCCAGAAATAGGAATACCACTGCCGTTTGACACGACGCCAGAAGAGATCGAAGACTTTCGAGAGAAGGCGCACGCCCTTTTCGAGACCGTGCAAGAATTGATTAAGCAGGGCGCAACCGTCCAAATCACTGAAGAAGACAAGGCAAAAAGTCACGAAATTGCTGCCACCGGTAAGTTTCCGCCAGCAAAGGAGATCACGCCCGGGACCATTATAAATCTGGAAGCCATCCTGTCAGAATGGGACCAAGAGGTTTTGGACGTACACCGCCGACTCCGTAACTACGTGACCAACAAACTGATTACCGAGTCCGTCGACCCAGATCCTCGCCAGCGCATGAAAGCCTTGGAAAACCTAGGGCGCATCGGAGGAGTAGGCTTGTTCTCCGACAAGATTGAGATAAATGTGACGCACCGCAGCATTGACGACATCGAGAAAGAACTTGCCAGGACTTTGGATATGTACATGGGCGAGGTTGAGGAAGTCAAACCCAAAGAAGCAAAACCCAAAAGTATTGGCGACATCAATGTCGACGAAGAGTTAGGCACCTCAGACGACAAAAAAGATGAGTCCGGAACTGATTCAAAGAGCTGAAAAGGCTTTACCCCACTTACCTGCGCCAGCCCAGCAAAAAGTCGGCGCCCTCATAGTTGAGGCGAAGAAAACCCTTGCGTATCAAAAGGCTAAAGACGACTTCATGGTCTTCGTGAACTATGTCTGGCCTACCTTTATTCATGGAGATCATCATGTCAAGATGGCTAGAGCGTTCGAGCGAGTCGCTACTGGACAATGCAAAAGACTTATTATCAATATGCCACCTCGGCATACGAAATCTGAGTTTGCTAGTTACCTCCTTCCTGCTTGGTTTCTGGGCAAATTTCCTGAGAAAAAGGTTATTCAAACCTCGCATACCGCTGAGCTCGCTGTGGGCTTCGGACGCAAAGTCCGTAATTTGGTCGACTCAGACGTATACAAAGACATATTTCCTGCCGTCGGACTACAGGCGGACTCAAAGGCTGCGGGACGTTGGGCGACTAATAAAGGCGGAGATTACTTTGCAATCGGTGTTGGCGGTGCGGTCACTGGTAAAGGCGCAGATATACTCATTATTGACGACCCGCATTCGGAACAAGAAGCAGCATTAGCCGAAACTAACCCAGATATTTACGATAAAACGTACGAATGGTACACATCGGGTCCTCGTCAGCGTCTCCAGCCTGGCGGAGCGATCATTATTGTGATGACAAGGTGGTCCAAGAAAGACTTAACGGGGCAAGTTGTCAAATCTGCAGCCCAAAGAGACGGGGAAGAGTGGGAAGTTATCGATTTTCCTGCACTTTTACCCTCTGGAAGACCACTTTGGCCTGAGTTTTGGTCAAAAATTGAGTTAGAAGCCCTAAAAAATGAGCTTCCCCACGCAAAGTGGATGGCTCAGTACATGCAGCAGCCCACTTCGGACGTATCGGCGATCATAAAACGTGAGTGGTGGCGGATTTGGGAGGATGACACCCCACCCCAGTGTGAGTTTTTGATCCAATCTTGGGATACGGCGTTCCTAAAAACCCAAAGGAGTGACTATTCCGCCTGTACAACGTGGGGGGTGTTCTACCATCCAGATGACAGGGGGGTAGATCAAGCAAATATCATCCTTTTGAATGCATTTAAGCAACGGATGGAGTTCCCAGAGCTAAAACAAAAGGCGTTTGAAGAATGGAAAGAGTGGGAACCAGACGCAATGATTGTCGAAGCAAAGGCGGCTGGGTCGCCGTTGATCTTTGAGCTGCGGGCGATGGGCATTCCGGTACAGGAGTTCACACCTTCAAAAGGTAACGATAAAATAGCGAGATTAAATGCGGTAGCTGACCTATTTGCGAGTGGGCACGTGTGGGTTCCAAACACAAGTTGGGCAGAAGAATTGGTAGAAGAAGTCGCAAGCTTTCCGTCGGGCGAGCATGATGACTTGGTAGACTCGATGACGCAAGCTCTGTTACGGTATAGACGTGGCGGCTTTATTCGGTTAGAGTCTGATTACGAAGATGAGCCCCAGGGGTTCAAGCGCAAGGTCGCTTATTATTAAGGAACAGATATGGCAATAGACAAGGCACTATACCAAGCCCCGGAAGGGATTGAGGCTCTTGCTGCGGAAGAACCTGAGATTGAGATCGAGATTGAGGATCCTGAGTCAGTAAAAATTGGTATGGATGGTCTTGAGATTGAGATCGAGCCAGCCAAAGAATCTGAAGATGACTTTAACGCTAACCTCGCAGAGTATATTGACGAGGGAACACTACAAGAACTTTCTGGTGATTTAGTTGGTGACTTTGACGGTGACATCGGCTCACGCAAAGATTGGATTCAAACGTATGTAGACGGCTTAGAGCTGTTAGGTTTGAAGATTGAAGAAAGAACTGAACCATGGGAAGGCGCATGTGGTGTCTACCATCCGCTGATGAGTGAGGCGCTGGTGAAGTTCCAAGCAGAAACCATGATGAGTATGTTCCCTGCACAGGGACCAGTTAAGACTCTTATCATCGGTAAAGAAACACCAGAGAAAAAAGATGCAGCAGAGCGTGTCCAGTCGGACATGAACTACCAACTCACAGAAGCAATGCCAGAGTTTCGCCCTGAGCATGAGCGCATGTTGTGGGGCTTGGGTCTAGCTGGTAACGCATTCAAGAAAGTTTATTTTGATCCTAACTTGGATCGTCAAGTATCGATGTTCGTCCCCGCAGAAGACTTAGTTGTGCCTTATGGTGCAGCTGATTTGGCCTCTGCTGAGAGAGTCACGCACGTGATGCGCAAGACCGAGAACGAGCTAAAGAAATTACAAGCTGGTGGCTTTTACCGTGACATTGACCTAGGCACTCCTAACAATACTCTTGATGAAGTCGAGAAGAAAATTGCGGAGAAGCTTGGCTTTAGAGCAACTTCAGATGATCGCTACAAACTCCTTGAGATGCACGTAGACTTGGACTTGCCAGGCTATGAGCACAAGGGTGAGGATGGTGAGCCCACTGGGATTGCATTACCTTATGTTGTGACTTTGGAAAAAGGAAGCGGCACCGTCTTAGCGATTCGCCGCAACTGGGAGCCAGATGATGAGACTTATCAGAAACGTCAGCATTTCGTCCATTATGGATACATTCCGGGCTTTGGCTTTTATTGTTTTGGCCTTATTCACCTCATCGGCGCTTTTGCTAAGTCTGGTACTTCTCTTATCAGACAACTTGTCGACGCTGGTACATTATCGAATCTGCCAGGTGGCTTTAAAACCAGAGGCTTGCGAATTAAGGGAGACGACACCCCGATTGCCCCCGGTGAGTTTAGAGACGTAGACGTACCAAGTGGCACGATGCGTGACAACGTCATGCCTTTGCCATACAAAGAGCCAAGTCAAGTATTAATGACACTGCTCAACGGTATCGTTGAAGAAGGTCGACGCTTTGCAAATACAGCTGATCTACAGATCAGTGACATGAGCTCTCAGGCGCCAGTGGGGACAACACTGGCTATCCTGGAGCGGACTTTAAAAGTGATGAGTGCGGTGCAAGCTCGCATCCACTTCTCCATGAAGCAAGAGTTAAAGCTTCTCAAACATATCATTGCTGCATACACACCAGACGAGTACCCATATGAGCCAGTCGAAGGATCGAGATTTGCTAAGCGTTCTGATTACGACAACGTGGACGTTATCCCTGTCAGTGATCCTAATGCTTCAACAATGGCACAAAAAATCGTCCAGTATCAGGCGGTCCTCCAACTAGCGCAACAAGCTCCACAGCTATACAACTTGCCACTTTTGCATCGTCAGATGCTAGAAGTGTTGGGGATTAAGAATGCACAAAAACTCATTCCGATGGATGAGGATCAGAAGCCAACCGATCCAGTATCAGAGAATCAGAATGTGCTCATGGGCAAGCCAGTCAAAGCATTTATGTACCAAGACCATCAAGCTCACATCACGGTGCATATGAACGCTATGCAGGATCCGAAGATTATGCAGTTGCTACAGAACAACCCAATGGCTGGAGCAATGCAACAAGCAATGATGGCGCATATCAATGAGCATTTGGGCTTTGAGTATCGCAAACAGATTGAGATGCAATTAGGTATGAGCCTGCCTCCACAGAAAGATGAGTCTGGTGAAGACATCAATATGAACCCAGAAGTTGAGGCTCGCTTGGCACCGATGCTAGCTGAGGCTTCTCAACGACTTTTGGCACAAAACCAAGCGCAAGTTGCACAACAACAAGCTATGGCGCAAGCTCAAGACCCAATTATTCAAATGCAAATGAAGGATCAGCAGTTGAAGGAACAAGAACTTCAACGCAAGATTGCTAAGGATCAGGCAGACATCGCCCTTGACCAAGAACGCATTGCAATTGATGCCATGAAGGTTGAGGCAGATGTAAAGAAAAACGCCGACAAGGTGAAGTTTGACGCTCTCAAAACCGCTGCAACAATGCGCAACGACAAAGAGAAACTGGTCGCTACAGCCGGAATGGACCTATTGAAAGCTGAGCTGACTCCCCCTAAACAACCACGTAAAGGAGAGTAATGGACGCTTTTGATGTTCTAGTACAAAACCTAGACAAAGAAATAGCTGGTAAACGAGATTGGGTAGCCTCTGGACAAGCAAAGGACTTTTCCGATTACCAAAGAATGTGTGGTGAGATACACGGTCTGCTCATCGCTCGGCAGGAAATATTAGACCTTAAACAAACTATGGAGAACTCTGATGAGTGAAATCCTTATCGGCACAAACCCCGGTAATCCACAAATTGTGGGCGCAGTAAATTTCGAAGCGACAGAAGCGGAGAAAGCAAGACAACTACCAGACCCCTCGGGGTATCGCATCCTGTGCGCAATTCCAGAAGTAGAAGACAAATTTGAGGGTTCTGACCTGGTCAAACCTGATGAATTGGTCAAAAAAGACGAGATTCTTACGACTGTTTTATTTGTAGTAAAGCTCGGTCCTGACTGCTATAAAGACGCCACAAGGTTCCCAAATGGTCCTTGGTGTAAAGAAGGCGACTTTATTTTGGTTCGTCCAAACGCTGGAACCCGTGTACTTATTCACGGACGGGAGTTCAGAATTATTAACGATGACTCAGTGGAGGCTGTAGTTCAAGACCCACGAGGCATTACACGTAAATTCATGTAAGGAGCCCACAAAATGGCTGGAATGCAGACAGAAGAATTTAAATTTCCTGATGAAGATCAGGGTAAACCCTTAGAACAGATCGAAGAAGAGCAGAAATTAGAGGCCTCTGGGCCTGAGCTTGAGATCGAGATTGAAGACGATACACCCCCTGAAGATCGTGGGCGTGAGCCTACCCCCAAGGAAGTCGTGCAAAAACTGGAGGTCGAGGTAAATGAGCTAGACCAGTACAGTGAAGACGCTAAGAAGAAGATGATCCAGATGAAGAAGATCTGGAACGACGAGCGTCGGGCACGGGAAGCAGCTGAGCGTGAGCAGCAAGCTGCTATTGACGCTGCCAAGAAACTTCGGGAAGAAAACGAGCGTATTAAGACTATGCTCTCAAAGGGCGAGCAAGAGTATGTCGCTGCGATGAAAAGCGCTGCAGACTTACAACTTGAAATGGCAAAGCGGTCATACAAAGAAGCATATGACGCTGGTGATAGCGACAAGATGATGGAAGCGCAACAAGCCATCACAAACGCTACGCTTCAACTTGACAGAGTCAAGAATTTTAAGATGCCCCCTTTACAAGAAAAGGAAACTGATGTACAAAGTGAACAACAGTATCAACCTGCCCCTCGCCCTGATGACAAGGTCATGGCTTGGCAAGCAAGAAATCCCTGGTTCGGACAGGACGAGGAGATGACAGCATCGGCACTGGGCTTACATGAAAAGCTAAAGCGCCAAGGTGTTGTGGTTGGATCTGATGAGTACTATGCTGCGTTGGACAGAACAATGCGCAAACGCTTCCCGGAAAACTTCGACGAAGATCTGGAGATGCCAGTACCCGATGAAGTGAAGGAAGCGAAAGCTGCTGACAAACCAGTAGTTAAACCGTCCACGGTAGTAGCGCCGGCGACAAGGAGCACAGCCTCCAAGAAGATTAGGTTGAAGCAATCGCAAGTTGCGATCGCAAAAAAACTTGGTCTGTCCCCTGAGCAGTATGTCCGTGAACTTATGAAATTGGAGGCCTAACATGGCTAGTAATAAATTAACTCGTGAGCTTGAAACCCGTGAACTGACTGAGCGTCCTAAGCAGTGGATGCCCCCTGAAGTTCTCCCTGAGCCAGACAAACAGGCTGGGTACGCTTATCGCTGGATTCGTGCTTCAATGCTAAATCAGGCTGACCCACGTAACCTTTCCGCTAAATTGCGTGAAGGATGGGAACCTGTAATGCTAGAAGAACAACCTCAATTCAAACTGCTAGTCGATCCGACAAGTCGTTTTAAAGACAACATCGAAATCGGCGGTTTGTTACTCTGCAAAACTCCAGAAGAGTTTGTTAAGCAACGGAATGGTTATTACTCCCGTCAAGCTGAACAACAAATGGAGGCTGTAGATAACACTCTTATGCGCCAAAACGATCCTCGTATGCCTCTCTTTAATGAGAGAAAGACGACAAGCTCTTTTGGTAAAGGTAAC